CACCCTCATTGCTTTCTTCTATAACTTCGTTATTGTCCCAATCATTTACCATTTTTTCTCCTTAAGTTACATTCCCGCTTCTGGATTAAACGCCTGACCCGTTTGTGGGTTTGTAGGCATACTAACATTTTCAGCTTCTCCCGCTTGCATAGCTGCGGGGCCTTGCATTGTCCCTGGGTCTACACCTTCTTTTGGAGCTGGTGGGCCACCTTGCCCTTGAGGTGCTGCCTGTTGTAGTGGTTGTTGACCCATCATGGTTAAAAGATTAGGGTCGGTTGTTTGCAATAACCTAATATGGTCTTGCATGTGAGCTGTCCAACCCTCTAAAATAGAAGGGTCCATTCTCGCAGCCGGATCACTAAGAACGCACTTATGCTCCATTAAATGTAATTGGTGGTTATCAGAAACAACCGCAGCAACTTTTTTTCCGTCTGCGAGATATTCATTTTCTCCTTTAATTAATAGAAATTCATGTGTTGAACCTTCTGTCATTGGTTCCAATCTTCCAGTATCTAAAACCATTTGGTATTGTTGTGGTGACTGAATCATACCGTTTTGAAGCATGTTATTTGCTATTTCAAGTCTTCCAGCGGAAGTTTTAGAAACAGGGTTTACAACTTCACATTTAACTCTATTAATCTTATCTAAATCTGACCCTTTAAACTCTTTTACATAACTTCTATTAAACTTACCTGATATCGTTGCAAGTCTTTTTTCACCAGCAAAGTCCTGTAACTGTGTTATTAAACTGTCTCCGATTGTCTCTTGCATTTTAGTGTAAGATTTTTGTAGAGCAGAATTAAATTGAACTGTTTGCGCAGCCAGTAAGGCCATAGCGTTTCCACTTCTTACATTAGCCGGAGCATCACCACGAACGATAGAATTAACCCCAGAAATAGTTTCCCCTTTTTTTGAAACAATATCTAAAAAGTTATATGTCTCTGGTGCAGTTTGTGTCAAGTTTAGTGGCTGTGGTGCTTTACCTGGTGCGTGTGTTATTAACTTCATTCCACCACCGAGATCTGTCATTTCAACATTAGAACCATCTTCAGCCATAACATTTTGAACACCAAAAGTTAAGTTGTTAGATGCAATAGTAGAATAAAGAGCGTCTGTCATATCCTGTATACCAAGAAGATCAGATGCAATTGTATAACCAAATGGAGTGCCTTTTAAATGTGAAGGCATACAAGCGTGTAAAGGATATTTTCTCTGTGGTAAACCCGTGTCAAGAAGCTTTACGTCGCTATTTAAAAACTTAACCATTCTTCCTTCAGGGACAGCGTTTGTTCTTTTATGAATAAAAGTATATGTTGGAATAACGTCTGTTCCTTTTTCATCATAACGTCCAAAGAAGCCCTTGTCTGATTCACTGTCCGTTGCAAATCTACAATCAAGAATTTCATCTTTCATCTTCGGAAACTTAGCGGCTATAGTGTGTTTGTTTTCCCAATCTCGTATAATATGCCAATCTAATTTTCTAGGATTTTTTGCAAATGGATCTCTAACAATATCCATAGGGGCATGTGTAGAATAAACTGGTTCTCCTGGAAAAATAGGTTGGTCATTTTCATCAACACCGATTGGGTCACCTTCTGCGGCATCCCATAAATCTGAAACCCACCCTTCACCAAGGAAAATAGCCATTTCAACAGCATCTTCCATAAAATCTTCAACGTGCATGTCATTCATGTAATAATCTATGATGCCATCACCAAGAATGGTTTGGACATATGATCTTTGATCTGTGTTAACAGCACTAGTCTTAAGAGCTGGTCTGTTTTGTGTTGTTATTGAAAAGATATGTGTTAATAGATTTCTATAGTCATTAACCTTAAAAATAGTAAGCTCGCCTTGTGTCCCAGAACTACCCATAGCAGCCGTTGAAAAGCCGTCTGCATCACGACCATAATATGTGTCATAAAGCTTTCTCCAAAGAGATAAAAGTCCTTGCGCCTCTATGTATTCATAAAAATATTCAACTTTTGCAGTTAGAACCTGTAATAAATCATCATCATTTGCCAAAGCAAAATACTTGTTGTTATCTTCGTTCATTTTTTCCCCCTAGATTTTTGAACTAGCACTTTTTTAAGTGGACTGTTCAACATATTTTTAAATACTTCCTCGGTCTTGTCAAGTTTCTTTATTATATCAGGATTTATATGGTGGTCTACATAACTCGGAAGATTTTTAGGATAAGGGTTTCTGCCACGCACAAGATTTCTAACAATATATACCAAAGCATCAACCGCATCAAAATGACCAAACTCACCAGACCTGTCAAACTTCCTTTTTGTCTTGTTCCATATACCATATTTCAAGTGTGCTATCAATGTTTTGCATCTGGGGTGAATTTCTAGCTTCTCTCCGTGAACCATTAGTCTCATTGCATTAACCGCCGCCTCTTTGTCATCTTTTTGTGTTGCGGTGAAATGTAATCCATGTATTGTGCTTAAGTCTTGGCTTAGAATTGGGTCGGGGTCCATAACCCGCATGTATGGCTTCTTCCCAGACCAACAAAAAAGCTCAGTAGACTTTATTTCCCTGGCTAACATCTCAGTGTTCATGCCGTCCTTGTAATTCATAACAACTTCGTTTTCTATTATTAATTTACCCCTCACAAAATCCCAATACCCAAAAAGACATGCTGTCAAATCTATTAATGCAGAATCTAAGCCTACATAAGCATCATAGTACGGCGGTCTAGGTGAAATTTTAACAATCTTCTCCTCTGTGTCTTGATTAAACTCTGGACAAATAGCGAAAGTTTCTTCTGTTACTACTTCGGCAAGATATTCTCGTCTAAAAGTGGTTGTCTTCCTTGTTATCTCGTTACCTTTGACAACGCAGCCCGACTCTCGCGCATATTCTATGATAGTTTTATTATCTATCTGAGAGTTTTCATAAATTGTCATATGTACATAGTTATTGTCAGAGCTACTTTCACATTCGGTTATATATTCGACAAATCTATGCGCTGGTGACTTGGGCGGAGTTGACGCCATGACAATCATGCCGTCAAGCGGGTGCGCTTTCCGATAAGACTTATTGCTTATTGGAAGTTTTTCCCTCAGCTCAATATCTTTTTTAATTGTTAATGTTTGTGGTCTTAAAACATCTCTGATTATGTATCTCAAGTCTTCGTTAATCATTCCGGCTTCATCTATAACACCGAAGTGCATTTCTTCGCCGCGTAAACTATCTATGTTGTTTAGGTCGCATCCAACGAGGCTTATACGACTTCCATTAGGATAAACAAATGCTGAATCAACTGTGTGCCATTTAGGTTTTAAGTGCATGGGACAATCTCTTGTTAGCTTATTAAAAATTGGTCTTATGATTTCTCTTACTTGCTTTTTTGATGGCGCGGCATATTTAATATTAGACTGAGCATTTTGTCTAGCATATTCGTCACACATAAGGCAGAGAAGAAAAGACTTACCCAATCTTCTACTACAGTTAATAACAAACAATGCGTTTTTGGTTTCCATTATTTTTTTATATATTGTATACTGCTCTGGTTTCAGCTTCCAGTGCATAACTCCGCGCTCTATAAGTTTTGTCCTAATTTCTTCATTAGGCAGTTTTTTCATTTAATAACCAAAGCCCATCTTAATAGAAACTTTATTTAGTTTGGTTTCCATTTCGGCAAGCTTGTCTTCATACTGTTTAATTTCTTTTATGTGTTTTGGTTTTATTACAAAGTACTTGTCTGCAAAGTAAGCTGCAAACGAAACTGTTAATGCAACAACAGCCGTCGGCTCTCTAAAAGCCGCATACAGACCTAGTGACAAGAGAACGCTTAATAATGAAATGTTTATTCTAAATTTATCCATTGGAGCCCCCAAGCAAAAAATACCAATAGACAAAAGCTGCAAAATAGTTATATGGTTATTCGTCTCTCCACATTTCTTTCTCCATAAGTTTTCTTAATTTTTCTATTGTAAAAACTCTTAGGTCTGGCAATGATAAATAATTAAAACTGCATCTACCGTTTGTTTGTGCGACAATCTCAACTACTCGCCACCCATCTTTTTCTTTAGCAATGTTATATCCTAATATAGTTTTATTATTTCTTTTAACTTCTTCTTTAGGTTCACTTTGCTCTTTTTTCTTTTCCTTCATCTTCCACCGCCTTTACTTCCTCAC